TGCTTCTTTCCCTTGAGTGCTTGGTTTCCCTGATTTAGTACCCCAATCTTGTTGAGTCCATTTACTCAAGGACTTTTGAGGGGATTTCTTTTCCCCTGTATATTTTCCGCCTGCTTTTTTATACTCTAAAGCAACAAGCTGTGCTTTCCTTGCAGACCATTGACCTGAGTTACCGCCTTTTGTACCTGCCATAATTTTGTTTTTAATGGATTCACGCAATGTAGGTTTTGTATACATATTACTTTTTTAAACCTTTATTAGAAGGGTTTCCAGCTCCATAATATGTCCTTTTACCTGCAACTGGTTTTGCTTTTGCTTTTGTTTTTGTACCAATTCCCATAGATTTTATAAATTCTTTATTAGCATCTTTTGAAATACTTTGTCTTGAAATATTTCTACCCGTACTCATTTTTGTTAAAGCTTCATTTTTCTTATTCGCAACCATTGCTGCACCTTGAGCTGCCATTGCTTTTATACCAGTTTGCGTTTGATTCATTCTAGCAACCGCTTGTTTAGCAGGAGCTGATTTTACATTTGATTCTAATTTTTCCATACCATAAGGAAGATTTAAATTAGCTCCTGACATAATCATATTCTTATCTTTAATTTGTGGATTTAAACTCATTAATTTTGAAACTGTAGTTCCTTCTTTTTTAGCAATTGCTGATAATGTGTCACCTTTTTTAATTTTATAATTCGGCATTTTATTTTCCCCTTTTCTTTAATCTTTCAGAAATAGCTTTTGCTTTTGTTCGTGCATCTTCTTTAGAAGAAGCACCCCATACTTGTAAGCTTTTAAGGAGTCTAGTTGGCTCACCATCGGGTTTTCTTTCTGCACCCCTCGCATTACCCATCCTAGCTAGAAAAGAAGCTCTACGTGGATTGTCTCCACTTTTAATAGGGGGTTTTAGTGTCCCACCTGTTTCGGCTTTGTAAGAGGCTCTGCCTTTTGCGTTTAATCCACCTTTTGGATTTTTACCTTCTTTTCTTGTCCAAGCCGCTGTTTTCATTCTGCCCATTCCTCTATGTTTTGTCCGAGTATGATTTGTAATCCGCCACTATGTTCTACTTTTTCTCTAAACATACCCATAGATTTTGCGGCAAGCTCTAATGCTTTTAATTTTTCTGCTTTAGAAGAATTTTCAGAATGTGCAATCTCTTTTATTTCTTTTAATATTTCATCAGCAGACCAGTTTATTCTTTCCATTCTTTCTTTCTGAAGTTTTTCAAGTTCAAGAATAACTTCTGGGTTTTTAAGGAGTTTGCACCCCGCTTCTCTAGCACTTTTCATATTTGCAGTATTATAAGCTTGCATATATGCTCTTTGCATATTTGAATCTACAAAGTATTCTTCAACAAATCTTTTTTGCTTTTCATTCATCATCACTAAATCCTCTATTCTTTGTTTGGGGATTATTGATTATACCTAACAGGATTAATATAGATAAAATTGAATTGATATACACATCCCATTTTTCAGGTGTAATTTGAATACCATTTTCTTGAATGATTATAAAAACAAAAGATGATAAGGATATCCAAAGACCATAATTTTTATAGCGATTATCCATTACTTTTTCCTCCTTAAAATAGTTCCTAGTAATCCTAAATTTACAGTATCTGTGGATTTCCATTCTTTTGATATACCATATTCTTTTTGCAAAAACTCCAGACCTTCTTCTTTCCAATTTTGGGTTTCAGCAGGTAACTCCTTAAAGAAAGTATCTAAATATTTTATAGGATCTGTATGAAATCCCCAACCAAATGAAGGTGTAACTTTTGTTCTAACTTCATAGTGTAAGTGAGAACCTGCACTTTGACCAGTGTTTCCTTGAGTTCCTACACAGTCACCTTTTTCTAATATGCTTCCTTCTTTTGCCATTATTTTATCAAGATGCCCATACAAATGCAAATGGTTGTTAGAGTCAACAACACACACAGCATTGCCATATCCTCCAACACCTGTGCCTTTATCTGCAAATTTTGAAAACACAACTTTACCACTGACAATGCAATATATTTCTTCTTTATCTTTTTTAACTAAATCTACACCACTGTGGAATTCTTCAAGACCACTAATTGGACTTTTTCTTTTACCATAAGGACTTGACATCTTTATAAAGTCACTAAAATATTTTTCCATTATTAGAATCCTCCTTTAAAAAGAAATCCCATAATACTCAATATCAAAGAACTTAATACAGTGCTAACTAAAAACCAAATCATTTTTTCTATTTTTTCTATTCGTCTGTGTGCATCTCTTGAAGTTTGTAAAGCTTCATTTGCGGTTTCTTTAGCAGATGCAAAGATGTCTAATTTGGTTTCTACTCTTGTTATTCTTTGCAGTATTTCTTGATTTATATCCAAAATTGCACCTACCTTTTTGTTGTTAAAGGAATACCTTTTTGTTCAAGTATTGCATTAATATTAATAAAAAAAGCATTTTCTTCTGTTTTAATTTGTTTCAATCGTCTTTCTCTTTCTTTTTTACTTAAGTTTTTATTTAATGAAGTTTCTCTTTTAAGTTCTTTCATGTAAGATAAAAATTTACTTGGGGAACCTTTTGATTGTGTAGTCATATAATTATACGCTCTTTCATCGTACCACTTTGGTAATTTAACTCCTAATTTTTCTTGATTTTTTGCTTGTATTAATAAATTTTTTGCTGTATAAAATTGTTCGGATAAATTATTACTAAAAGTTGTGTTTGTTATAAAATCTTTAAAAATTTCTTCACTTCTTAGTGTTCCACCTTGTTTTAAACCAGTAATTCCTAATCCTTTTTCTGAAAATAATGGCATCAAATATCTTGAAAAATCTCCACCATAACTTCTAATAATGTAATCAATTTTAAACGGATTTAAACCTGATATTTCTGCTAATTTTTTAGCAATTGAAGTTGTATTTTCATTGTATTTGTATTTTTCTTCTACTTGTAATAATTCATACTCTAATGGAACGATAGGTATTCCTGCAAATCCTTTGTTAGAAAGCACAGAAGCCCAAGGTGCAACAATGCTTTTATTTAAGATATCTGTAAATTTTCCTTTTTTGTCTGCTAATGGTGACAATATTCCCGAAACAGGAGGTGGTAAATAAATATTACTTAATTCTTCCATTGCACCTTTAAATGTATCTGGATCTTTTTCTTGAAATGCTTCTAAAGTATTAAGATACATTTGTTTAATAAATCCTAATTGTGGGTCAATAGGTATTTTTATAAATCTGCCTTCTTTGTCTTTTGAGATATATATATTTCTATATTTATCTCTTTTATTTATTTTTTTATAATCAGGGTCATTATGAAATGTTACATATTCATAAGTTGCAGGACTTAAAACACCTATTCCTATTGTTGATATAGTTTTTATTGGATTTTTATATAAAAATTTTAAATTTTGAGTAACTCCTGATATAGCGGCGGAATTATATGGAAATAAAGTTTCTGCTTTTTGAGCCCATTTACCTCTTATTGAATAATCAGTTGTTATTTCTCTTGCATATTTCATAGCTTTTGCAATATTTTCTCTTGTATTTTCTCCGCCCAATCTTTTCATTTCTGTATTAAAAGCTGCTATTCTATTTACATTCCCAAAATATTGTTGTAATTTTCCCCATATTGACGATTCATCAATAGGTAAAAGTGTTTTTGCTGTTTTTTTCAGTAAAGAAGTGGAAGTGTCTGAAGGTAAAAATTCTGTTGCAGATTTTAAAGTTTCGTTAAATCCTCCACCACTTAAATAAAAATTTTCAGCCATTTTTGCTAAATTAGGTGCAAATTTTTCTGACTTTGGTAAAGAACCAATAAATGAACCAATTAAATGTCCAAAATGTTGAATAGGATTTTTTGATTTAGCTAAAGCAATCCATGAATCATAGACCGCTCCTTTTACTGCCCAAACAGGCGCAAGTAATCCAGTTCCCCCACGCTTTGTAGCTCTTGATAACTTTTCAAATGTGCCAAGAACAATGTCTCTATCTTGTTCTCGTATTAAAGAAAACGCTTCGTATATATCTGGATCATCTATTTTAATTTTATATTTAATTCCATCTTCAATTGCATATATATATTTTTCTTTTTTTGTTAATGAATTTTCAAATTCTAACATTGTATCTTCTAATTCTGAAGTTTTTCCAATTTTATTTTCTCCAACAATTTCAATCCCAAGTTGTTTATATACTGAATCGTCTTTCTTAATTGAATTTAAAAGAGTTACATTAGTCCTATTATTTAAAACAAATGTATAATAAAGTCTTACTTGTTGTTCTAATGATTCTAAAGGTGGGACTATTTCTTTAGTAGAACCACCTACTTTCGCTCTTTTTAAAATATTAATATTTTTTCCTTCATCAATTATTCTATAAAGAGGAACATAATTAGGGTATTCTGCTTCTAATTCATCAATAATTTCTTTAGTCCATACTTTTTCTTTGAATAATAATTTTCTAATATTTTTTGTAAATTCATTTACTTTATCAGCCGCCTCTACTACATCTTTATTTTTAGGGTCAAGTTCAAATATTTTAGTATTTCTTCTCATGTTTTCTGGGGTTGCACCATATTTTATTTTATATTCATCACTAAAAACCTCATCGCCTTTTTCCATTCTTGCAGGAGCATGTCTTGAAATTAATAAATCATCTACTTGTATTCTTTGTTCTTTAGAAAGATTTTTAGTAATGCTATCTAATGAATCTCCAAGTTTATTTCCTTCAGCATCAACAAAAGTTGCGCTTTTTGTTGTATTAGCTAAAGAGTTGGCTCTCACTGCATCTCTTTTAGTTTCTAAAATTTCTGGATTAGGTAATGTTTTTAAAAACGCATTTTGGTCAACAAGATTTTTTTCCGCAGTTAATAATGTTCGTTTAAGATCTGTTTTTCCTTCTTCTTTAATTTTTCCAGAACCAATTGAATTAACATCAAATTCAGTACCAGATTGTTTATTTTGTTCTTCAATTTCTGCATTTCTTTCTATATTCCTCATTCTCTTTTGTTCGCCTTCTGATAACTTTATGAAATCAGGTGCAGGACTTGAGTATAAAATTTCTTCTGGTTCACTAGCTGTTTTATTTAAACCTTTAATTAAATCATCTTTAATTTCTGGATTTATTTTTTTAGTTTCTCCTATTATTTCATCTGCTTTTTTTACAAGTTCTTCAGCTTCAGGAGTTTTCTTTATTTTGTTTGCTAATTTTGATATACCTTTAAATGCACCAGAAACAAGAGGATCTGCTACTAATCCACTTAATGAACCAATTGCTAATGTTTTAAGATTATCCTTTGCAGAGTAATCATCAGGATTTAGTTTTTCTCTTACTCCAATTTCTGCAGTCGAAAAAGCAGCACCTGCAATTAATCCTTCTTTTGCTTGTTCTTTAATTATTTTTACTATTCTATTTTTAGTTCCTTTTTCTATATCTTGCGCAAAAATTCTTTTAGCTATTTTAAAAGTTTTTGGTGCTTTTAATAAAGCTTTCCCTGCTTTAGCCCAACCTAGACCAGGTATTGCATATCCTGCCAATGTTGCCGCCCAATCTAAAGAAGCTCCTAATGCGTCATCTTTAAATGAACGTGCATCAAGATAAGAAGTATCTTTACCTGCTTTTTTATCTAACTGCCCCAATATACCAAAGCCTGCAGAATCAGTAAGTCTTTTTAAAAATCTGCCTGTTTCTTTTGTTTTAGGTAAATCTTTTTTTACTTCTTGAATAACAGGAGAATTTTTTATAATCTCATCTGAAGTAATTATATTTTTGCTACCAGAATTTGTTGGTTCATTCATAATATCTTTATAACTTTTAAGTTTAGAATTAGATGTTGGTTCATTCATAATATCTCTATAACTTTTAAGTTTAGAATTAGATGTTGGTTCATTCATAATATCTCTATAACTAGCCATACTTTACTCCTTTCACAAAATAATTTAAGAAAGATTAAATTGTGGTTGTATATTTAATAGTTTTTCCAAATTCCTTAAAGCTTTTGTTGCTGCTGCATCTCCAAATTCAGTTCTAATATTGTTAATAGTATTTCTAGCTTTTGAATTTAAATTTTTTCCGCTTTCATCTAAAAATGTTTCTGCCAATAAATTTGCTTTTCCTGTTGTAGAAGGCGTACTCACATCAGTATCAAATTCATTTAAATATGCTAAAAACTGTGGATCTTTTTGATAATTTACTTCTTTTTCTTCAGTTCCTTTTCGTTCAAAATCAGTTGTAGCTTGATCTGCTTTAAGTTTAGCATCTGCAGTAGATTTTCTAATTGATTCATTAGCTTGGAATTTAATTAATTCTTTTTCACGTTCAAAATCTAATAGACTTTCAGATGATTTAGCAGCTTCTTCTATTTTTATCTTTTCTAATTCTTGAGCGTTTTGAATTTCTTGTGCCGCTTTTGCTTCTATTTTAGCAATATTTGCAAGTGTTTGTTCTAATTGAAATCTTGCTATATCTGCTTCTCCTTTAGTTTTTGCTTGTGAAATTTTTGATTCAAAATCTAATGTAACTTCTGTTTTTTTGTTTTCTAAACCTTGAATAGCGTTTTGTTCAGCTAAACCAATTTGTCCAAATTGACCTTGTAACTGAGCTCCACGTTGTATTTCTGCTTGTGCTGAAGTGCCTCCCATTGAAGCCCCTCTTGCTCCCATATATTCTGCAAAGTTTCTAGCCTGTTGCATAGATGTGGTTGATGCTTGTGATCTTAAATCTTGGAATTGTGGAGCTATTCCTGCTCTTTGCCCTTCTATTGTTGCAAGTGCTTGTTCTTGTGCAGCTGTAAGTCCTGTAATGTTTCTAGTTACATCTGCGTTTATAAAAGCTTCTTGTGCACCAGATGCTTCTTTGTCTAATTGTTCAGTAGTTTTTTTTGTTATATCCGTACCGTATAATCTTTTACCTTCTTTAATTGCAAATGCTTTAGCAGCATCAGTTGAATCAGGATTATCAAGTATACCTTTTAAATATTTTATTTCATTTTCAACATCAACTGGTTTTTTTGTTACTGTAGCTGTTGGTGTTACTGTAGCTGTTGATGTTCCTGTAGCTGTTGATGTTCCTGTAGCTGTACCTGTTCCTGTACCTGTACCTGTACCTGTTACGGTAGGTGTTGATAGACCTGTTGGATATCTTTGTTTTATTAAATCATCAAGTTTACTTTGGTCAGGATATGGATTATATTTCTTTGAAGCTTCTTCAATTTTTTTTACCATAAATAAATCTTGAGGAGAAAAAGGTTTATCCATAAGTGTTTTCTGTGTTTGTGTATTTGGATTACGATCAAGAATAGTATATTTTTTATTAGGCAAGGTAACGCTAACACCACGATTAGATCTAATAGTGTTCATAGCTTTATCGCTAAATCTTTGTAAATAACTTCTTTCTGTATCTATTTTTGCCATATTTACACCTCTTTCAAAATTCCTGTATGTGTTACTAAAATATTTTCTTTAACTTCAACAACAAATAAATTATGAGTTTCAAAATTTTCTATTTCAGCCATACATACTAAAAACTCACCTTCAGGTATTAATTCACTTAATGAAATTTCAATAATTTTTCCATCGCTATGTCTATATTTACAATATTTCAATTCTTCACCTACTCTATTAAATTAATATTCAACAAATACATTTTTAATTTCTAAAGTTGCTGTTCCACTTGTTGCACTTGATGTTCTAAATTGAACAATTAAACCAAAAAACGGATATTCATTTTGATATCCAGAAGCACCATTAATTAAAGAATTATAATCAATAGGTATTGATTGAAATGTATCAAAAGAAAAATTTAAACTACTATAATCAATATAAGAAAACCAAGGTTCAAAACTACTTGTATTACCTGAATACGTTAAACCAAATCTAAGATTAGGAGCAGGACTAACGTTAACATAAGTAAATTTCCATTGAATAAATATTTTTTTAATTCCACTCATATTTATTTTTTGTGAATTACTTGAAAAAAAATTTTTAAATGTAAACCTAAATACAGTTGAAGCATTATTTACACTATCTCCATTAATAACAGCTTTTATAACATTTGTTTCTTTTGTTAAAGTCATATTTGAACCAGTGGTATCAAAAATATCAGAAGAATTAATAAATTGACCATTTGAATAAATATATACTCTTTTATTTTCATCTATTTTTGGATTAGTTAAATTAAACCCTGATTCCGTTATAGGTCTTGTTAATAATTCATTAAACATTAGTAATCCCCTGCATGCACAGTCACTTGTATACCTGCTGTTATGGTAGTTCCTACACTTGCAATAATACTATATCCTGCAGGTAAATATAATACAGCAGGAACTGTATCTGCACCAACTGTAACTGTTAGTAAATTATCTGCTAATGCTGCAACTTGAGAAGCTGTAGTTGCTGAAATAGTTGCTTCTTGTACCAATGTGTTGTTTGTTGCCACAGTATTATCAGAACCATTATTCACAAAAATTCTTAATGCTGTTGTAATATTAGTTCCTAATGCTCTTGCTCTAACTTGGTCTATTCTTGCACCATTTGAACCTGCTGTAAATATTACTGCTTTTTGACCTGCTGTTCCTGTACCATCATAATTTGTGTTTGCTGTTAAAACTTTCCCAAAAGAAACTTTTGGTGTTAAAGGGAATATTGGTGTTGTATTTGCTGGCATATTAAAAACCTCCTAAGTTATTATAAGAATAAATTGTTGAACCAATTATGTTAGCATCCACAAATGTTTTTTCTGCTTTTCCAGAAATTGTGGTTTGCAATGATGAACTTAACTTAGTTAATGTGATCGTTCCATCTGGTATGTCACCTAACACCACTGCGGCTAGTTCTGCGTCAATTTCTGTTGTTAGTGTACTATTAATGTAAGTTTTAATTAAACCTGCGCCTTCGTCAAATTTAGCCTTTAGAGCAGAAGCCGATATAGTAGGTTCATCGGGTAAAGCTTGTATTACAAGTTGTGGATCTGTGGTTAATTTAGATAGTGCCATATAATTATCACCTTCCTTAACTTAATATTAATCTAAATAATTTTATATGTGTCTTACTTAGATTTACTTCCAAAACTATATTGTAAATTAATAGACAATACAGTAAGTTTTTCATCATTTGTATCATTATCTAAATTTAATTTAAAGTAAACAAATTTCTTAGCTCTTATTTTTAACCTAAAAGGTTGAGGAACAACGCTTGTTAAGAATGTAAAATTACCAAAATTTATATTATTGAATGTAAACAAATTTATTGCTGCAGTATAAACTTGTGATAATGGATTTCTGTCAGTTTCATAAGTTACATCTACAGATGTAGATACAGAAGGTTGAATACTGATATACATTTCATCAACAAACTTTTGCAAATACTCTGATTGGAAATCATAGAATCCACTTTCCCAATGAGCATTTATTGATAACTCTTGATCTGATTCTAAATCTGGATCAAATTTCATAATTCTACCATCATCTGTACCAAAGTATAAGTTATCTTCTCTAATATATAAAGATGTTACATTGTCTTTTAATTCAAACTTGTACCAAACATTTAATCTGTAATTGTAAATTACTACAATGTTATCAAAACAAATTAAATATTCATAATTTTTTTCCCAATCTATAGTAAGTGCTGTAGATAAATCTTTGGAATCTAAAGTTTCTTGAACACGTTTAGAAATATAATTAGCGTTTCGTTCATCTCTTACAGTTGTAGCTACCCATTCTTGTACACCTTTCCATAAAGTAAAAGGATTATTTTGAATTAATGCAACTTGACCTAATGCTGAATTTCCTTTTGCTTGATTCAATGGGAATGAAGGGAAATCAGGAACGGAAATATCATTAATTAATGTGGTTTCATAAAATGAATAATAAGCGGCATTGTTTGTAAAAATAATTAATCTATCATACTGACGAATCATTCCAGTTATTTTATAGTTTGGAGAACCAACTTCTTGATAATATGTTGAAGGAAAATAATCAGCAGAAAAAACACCATCTGCTAAATCTGTATAATGAAATCTATTTGTATCTTCACCATATACAAAAACACGAGTATCATTTTTACCACCAAATAATACAGAGTATTTGTTATCTGTAATATCAGTTCTAGTACCTGTTCCTTTTGTCCAATAAATTTCTACATTATTTGTTCCTGCTAAAAAAACATTTCCATTTAATTGAACTGTTCCATTTGTTAAATTTTTTGTAAACTGTCCTGTAGAAGCACCTTCTATTACTCTTACATCATTTGCATAAACATAATCAATAGCTGTTATAACTGTTTCTGCTAATTGATAAACAGTATTAGAAGCTGCTAATCCATTAAATTGTTGTCTTTTAGAACCTGTTAATGAATTTATTACTTCAAACACTGTTCCTCCACCTGTATTTGGTGTACTAATTAGTATTAATGGAGTATACCCTTTAACAACTTCAAATGAAGTTCCATCCCAAGAATAATATTCATTACCATTTAACATATATACTTTTGTTTCTCTGGTAAATGTTCTTTCGCTTCCTGAAGGAAAAGTGTTTGCGGCAGGATGAACAGTAACTGTATCTTCAAAAGTAAAAAAGTGCATATCTGCATCAACAATTGTTCGATAAGTAGTTAATGCAAGTTCATAATTTATGGCTACATAAACTATACTTGTTCCTAATCCTATTCTTGCTAATACATCTGTTGCGTAAGTTCCTTTTGCTACAATAATAAATATTGTTTTATCAGTATGGTAGTAATACTTCCCAATACTAGATGTTAAATCAATGTTAGCTTGTGAAACTTCTGTTAATGTTTCTCCACTTTTATTTGTATATATTGTAAACCCATCTACTCCAGTTGTTCCTGCGAGAGGTGTAGTAATAGCTGATGTTATAACAACATCAACTAAGACATAGGAAGAAGTATCGAGAGAAACATAATCTGTTCCACTGATACTTTCTTCTCTAAATATTTTTTGATTAAGATTGAATAAAAATTCTTCTGTTCCATTCAAGTCACCATACCACATTCCTCTTGTTCGGTAAGCTCCTTGAGTTGAAAATAATTCTACATAACCTTCTCTTTTTTTAAGTTTATAATTTTCACTTAAACGAAAATTAGTCATGTTTGGAGATTCGCCTACTTCTAGTTGCGTATCTCCAGTTGTATCTTCATTTAAACCTAAAAATCTTTCTATACTTAATGGTTTAGGAGTTTTTGATTGACTAATAGAAGCCATTTATATACCTCCATAAATATCAAATATTTGTTCAGAACTTACAGCTTGTTGTCTTGTTCCAAGCATTTTAAGTTCTTCAAATCTTTGTTGGAAGAAAGAAGCAGATTGTGAATTTTCAGAAAGTAATAAATGAGCGGCTAATCCATATGGCAGAATAGTTCTTGAAGTAATATCATTTAATTGCAATGTATCTGTAGTTGCTGTTAATTTGATTGGAATAGGGTGATATACTATTCGTATATTCCCTTCGTAATAATAATCAATAAAAAGTTTATTTCTGCCTTCCCATTTAAAACTAGCATCTTTTGTATAATTTTGTTCGTAAAATTCATTAATAATTTCATCAACACTTTCAAAATCAGAAGGCATTGCTTTTTCAACCCATGGACGATAATCAGGCACTTTAGTGCTACTTAAAAAAGGAACATTAAATAAAGCTCTGTTTACATGTCTATAGTAATAAGTTCCTGTAAAGCGTAATCTTGATTGAGTTGCATTTGCAGTAGGTGTTACTATTCCTTTGTATGCAGTAAAACCATTTGTAGAAGTAGCACTTACAGTTGCTAGTATATTCCAACCTGTTGTGTAATCTTCTACAAAAACAGTTGAAGCATCATCTACTTCAAAATAATATGCTTTTATAGAAGAATTTGCAATGTATATTTGTTCTGTGCCTTCATAGTTAATAACATTAAATTCAGATTTAAAGCCTAATTTATTTTCAATAGGTTTATTTGAAATTGAAAATGTAGAAAAAAGATCACCAGGTTTTAAAAGTTCAGCTTGAAGAACGTTTAGAATACCAGGAGTTTTTACTTTATATGACGCTGTGTCTGTCACATCAATAACACCAGTATCTAATCTTTCATCAATCAGATCCATTGTAATTTCAAATACTTCTTGAACAGTTGTAGCCACTATTCATCATCTCCGTTTTTTACTTCTAAACCAAGAGTTTCTAAAGTTTCCATGTAGTTATCAAAATTTGTAGTGTATTTATTTGCCATTTGTAAATACTGTTCTGTTGTCATTAGCCATCCAGTCCAGTAATGAGTATGAACTTGATTTTTAAAAAGGGGTACTGTAAAAGTATCACCTTCTGCACCTATGGAATTACAAAAAGCGTTCGCTTCATCTTTTTTATCTTTTGTGATAACGAAATATCTATGAATCATTTTATAATCCCCATTTCGCCATAAGGTATTTATTTACATTTGTAAACTCAGTTGTGCTTAATGTTCTATTAAAAACAATAACTTCTGCTATATTTCCGTTTAAATAACTACCTGAATTAGTAGCACCTAAAATTGCATTAAGAGAATCTGTATCACTTGTATTCCCTGAAGTTTGAAAAGTTAAGTCTTGACCATCCAATGTGTTATTTAAAAACTGTTGTATTGAAGTATTTTGATAATCAACTTTTACAGATTGTAAAATATAATTTCCAGCATTAGTTGTACTTGAATTAATGGTTTCTAATGTATCTGCATCTAATCTACGACCACTTGTAGCAAAAACATTTAAAGCAGTTTTTCTTAATTGAAGTCTTATTGAACCTGCAGAAGTAGTTGAAAAATAAATACCTGATTGAAGCGTTAAATCAGTTGAAGCTTTATAAACTACAAATACAGTTGCTCCTCCAACATTTCGTAATATACCTAATGCACCACTAGGTAATGATAAGAAATCATCAGTTCCATCAAATTGTATTGTAGCTTTGCTATCTATTTGATTACTTCGATATGTTGGACGATTTGCACTTGTTGCTTGTTCTGCATGATATCCATTAATACTTTTATCTTTCCATATTCGTACACTTGTAAAATCAGAAATAATTCCATTGCTAAACGGCTCATCTACAATCCACACTGCATCAGTTATTGTTGCATCATTTGCATTACTAGTAAAGTCTTTTGCTACTGCAGAGATACCTTCGCTAAGTTTCCAATAGCCAACTAAACCAGTTTCATTACCTATTAATCGTTTATTATAATTATCTAATATTTCTGCTGAAGTTCTCTCTGTGTTCCATACTCTTACATCAGATAGTTTTCCATTTAGATATAAATCTGGGCTAGTAATTCTCTGAACTCCTAAAAGGACTTTATCAGTTAAATTAGAAAAAAGAACAGAATCTGTTCCACTTCCTTCTAAAATTCCATCAACATATAATTTCCTATCAGTGGCTGATGCAAAAACACCTGCAACGTGATACCATGTACCATCAACAACTGTAGTTGTCCCTGTTGTAATAATTTGTGTTGTATTTCTAGCTTTAAGTACAAAAGTTCCAGAAACCATGCCAAGATTATAATAACGAGAATTTACACCACTTTGTACAATACCAAAAAAACTTTGGGTACTTCCTGCTGTATCACTTTTAACCCAAGTTTCAAGTGTAAAAGGATATTCTATTATTTCGTTATCTGCTCGTGCTTCATCAATTGTACCGTCAAAATCTAATGAATAACCTTGTGTCCCTATATCGGTTGCATCATGCCATAATTGCAGGTTTGAAATTGATTTTGGGGAGAATCCTAATGAATTAAATCCAATACCATTTGCGATTGCATAACCACTCATTCTTAATACACCGCCAAAATATCAGCAGCAGTTGAGCTTACACCAACCTTAGTACACTGAATTGGATAAATAACTCCTGAACTTATATTTTTAAAAGTAGCTGTTGTTCCTGCTTTTGTTAAAACAATTAGATCACCAGAAGTACCTACATATATACCTTGAGTTAATGTGAGTACAGTGCTATCTGATGGTGTTACAGCTACAAAATCTTCTCCTTTTAATCCATTAAGCAAACTAATAATTGCTTGACTCATTGTTTTACCTCCTTGTGTTTACGATAGTGAACAAGTAAATCACCTTTATTTTCAAAAAATTTATTACAATATTTACATGGGAATTTACCGATGCTAAAATGTTGTGAAAGTCTTTTAATAACTGCTTCATTTTCAGTTTCGTATTCACCAATATCATTAAATTTTATATATTTTAAAGTTCCTAATGGTTTGTTAAATTTTACTAATAAATTAGGTGTTCCAATAATTTTCATTTTTTTCTCCAAAAAGGAGGGGAGATTTCTCTCCCCTGTTTAATTATGGAAGTTGTACGTATGCAATCTTACATACTGCCGCAAGACCGCCTGTAGTTACTCCTGCTGTTGATAAAGCGACATTAACACGAATCTTTCCGCTTGTATTAGTATATTTTGCACCTTCGATATTAATTGAAACTTGATTTGCACCACTGTTTAAAGCTCCTGCAATTGATGCTTCAGTAATATCTGAGCCTGCAGCCCAATACTTAGAAGTTCCTGTTGGAGCTACTACTGTGTATCTAACTGTGGAAGTTGATACTGTACTAAAGTTTTGAATTAAAATAACTCCACGAGGTTCAGCTTTACTTACTGTAATTTCAAAAAATTCAGTATCTGTTGAAGTTGTTCCTGTATTTACTGCTGTTACAAAAGTAGTTGCTATAGGTGTATTATGTGCTACACTTGTAGCTGCTACTGTTGTTGCTGTTGTTTTTGCTGCCATTTTAGGTTTCCTCCTTAATTAATTAAATAGTAGTTTCAGCTGCATATGTCAACGTAGCTGTGTGAAGAAGATTAGGTTGAATTACTTTAGCGCCATAAACATGCAATCCACGAACACCTGTATCAAATGAGGATTCTAATCGAACTGCTTCAGTTTCCATGATCTGACTTGCAAATCCAATTGAATTATAAGCACCTGCTAAAATTTTTGAAACAGGAGCGGCTACAGTTCCTGTATTAATAACTTGATTTGTAACATAGATATCAAATCCTAAAGCATCTGTCCAAGCCATTCCACCAGTTCCATTGACACCATTGTTGATTTGAAATTTAACTCCTGCAAGTTCT